CGTACCATGTCTATCTCATTTGGGAATCTAGCATCAGTAAGAACTATGTTGTCTGTAGAGTCTTTAATTCTTGATTCTAACCCTAGTATCCAGATATCTTGATGGAAGTGGTTCCTAAACACCTCAGTTCCCAGTAGTTGCAATGCAACTCTTGGCGAGAAATTAGGTATTCCTAGACGTTCGCTCCACCACTCATCAACCCCTTCACGCCATGCTCTGCTTTTAGGAGTAATGCCTTCTAGCAGTTCTCTATCCCAGTTAAAAACACTCGAGGCGGCGTCTTTTAAACTATTAGCAAAACTCTCGTGTTTAAAGCCTTGTTCAATTAGTATATCGCCTACTGTGCCTTTACCAGAACCTATTAGGCCAACAATTCCTATGATCATCTCTTATTTTATCCAATGTACTAGTAAACAAATTAAATTTACTAGAGTCTAATTGTTTAACTGCCAACTGTGTCTTTAAGTCTGTCATTGTAGTGATTGCATTTAAATAATCATCAACCCGATTACTACTATTAAACTTTATTATACACTGAGATAAAATAGAAATCAAATTATTTCTCTTATCTTGATCGTAAATACACGGGTGTAAATGTAGTGGGCTATTGCATATATACATATCAGCACCGTAAGTATCTCGTTCATTATCAATAATATAATCTACCAACGATTCTAAATACGGAACACTATAAGCACTAAGCACAGTATTAAACATAACACTATGCTCAGTTTGCAGAATTCGTTTTATACCAGCGTCTACATCTAGCCATATTGTTCCAGATCTAATATACTCTGCAGGTTTACCCACAGCATCAATACTTAAGGTTATATGAACATTTTCAAATTGGTTTATTTTTTTAATAAACTGATCTGTAATTTTACTAGCATTTGTTGTTATTAAAAGACTTATGTCTTTGTGTTTTCCTATATCAATACATTTATCCAGGATAGTATAAAACTCATCTATAATCGTAGGCTCGCCGCCTGTAAACATTAGCTTTTTAACAGTTGGCAAATAGTTTATAATATCCGACGTTATAGCAGGAGTATGTTCTATATAATTTTTATCGAGATCATATCCATAAAATTGTGATAAATTGTGTACTTTAGATTCTTTAGCAATAGTACTACTAAAAATTGGCTCGCAGGTCCTGCATTTAAAATTACATTTATTGCTCAACCTAACATCTAAGTATTCAACGCTAGGATCTACTACCATACTGTATTCGTTAAGAGATCGTTGCCTTAAACTTAACTGTTGTGACTCTTCAGCTTGCTTGCATAATTTACATCCGTCAGGCCAAATATTAGATTCTAATTGATCTCTAATATGTAAAAGATTATCACTTTCCCAGAATTTAGAAGGAGTTAGGTCGCTGTCAACTGCATAGTTACAACAAGGTTTTGTAAAATTTTGCCCTACAAACATATGCATGTAAGGCAGGGGACATTTTATCATAGTATTATTATAACATTATTTTGTGTAATTAGCCAATAATAAAAGAGAGTGGATCTGAACCATCAATGTAGTTCTTAAGATCTTCCTCGAGTTGCGCCATCTCTGCCTGAGCTTCTGCTTTAAGTGTGTCGCCGTTTAGTGATGTACCACCCTGTGGCCCAGCAATAGTAGCAAACTTACTACGTGCTTCGCCTAGTGTAAACTTCGCAAGTGCTAGACTATAATCTTGAATCCATGGTTGAATTTGCTTGTCTTGTAGTAGTCCTGATTCAGGGCGAGTATTATAAACCCATAATACAACTTTTTCACCGCTATCATTAAATTTACGTAATAGTGTTACAGTTCTAGTAACTGGGTTAAACTCAAAATTAACAAACCCACCGAACATCCTAGCACTCATCTCTTGATACTGGTAATACATTTCATAGGTTGCTTGGCCACCAACACGCCCAGCTTGAAGCAGATAGGTGTTTACAAAAGCTGCTTCAAATGGTTCGAAGTTTGTACCAGTACCTGAACTACCAACACTTCGACGGAATACCTGTCTAACTTCTTGCACTTCGTCTGGCAACACATATTCTTGTTGTTCTTCAATAATCGACAGGAACAAATAGCTACTTTCAACACTGCTACCAGCTCGCTGGCGATACTTACGCAATGCTTGATCAATACACATAGTATAATGAGAAGGGTCAAGTTCAACATCCACCATATCTCCGCCTAAGCGGAAATAAATGTAGTCTGTAATATCTTTTCGTAACGTAGTTAGATCAGCCATTAATAAAAGTTCCTATTGCAGCAGGGGAAGGTTAGTCCCCCGCATAGTATTTATTTAGAAACCTTTAGTAACACTACGTGTTCATTAAGTCGGCCGTTCATTTTTGTCTCAGTTGCCTTGATATCTTTCATAAATGTACGCAATGCTATTTTGCCAGCCTTGCCAAACTCTTTAAGTTGTTGTTCAGGCTTACGTAGTGTCTTTTGAGTACTCAATTTTTCATCAAAAAACTGTACCGTTGTTCCTTTAACCGTAAGTCGTGCATGTTCTTCTGCTACATACCTACCTAATTTACGGTTCTTAGTGTTAAACATCCAAAGTTCAGAAGCACCTACTATTGTAGTAGGATCAATGCTAACAATCTTATAACGATCATCGTCTGTTTTAAACTTTAACTTAGAAACAATCTTATCAGCACTTTTAGGTTTAGGCTTTCGAACTGCACGGTTTGCTTTCTTAAGGTTAGCATATGCATCCAAATCACCAAATAGGCTGTCATAAAACTTAACAAACATAATTACATCTTTTTTGCTTAAATTGCTGTATCCTTCTTTAATTTGCTCCCAGTTATCTTGTTCTGCTTCACTCATTTTTTTAAGTTGAGTAGCTGTAGGCATGGATTGTAACAACGTAAACTCAGCAGCAATTGGCTCGTAATAACTGCGGATCTTACCAATATGTGCTTGGGCTACTGTATTAGTTTTTAGATAGTCAAATATTTTAGGAATATCTGAGCTAGGTTGCATGTCAACCCATTCCTCAAGATCGCCAATAATTTCACTTAGTTGTTCGTTCATCCTGTCTTGGATAGTAGGCTTGTAAACATTAACCTTCTGTTTAGCTTTTGTCGCTTTAACCAATGGCTTTCCCGATTCAGCTAGTTCAGCAAACCTCTTTGCCATCCATTCATGTGTTGATTCAGGTATAGGATCTACGTCAGACAATCCATCATAGTAGCAATAGGCCGCAATATGATTATATGTAAAATTAAACTCAGGGTTAGCAAGGATAGATCTAGTGGTTTCTTTGTTAAATTTCTTTTTAATATATGATTTAATAATTGCAGAACAAACCTTTGTTTCAACATCCGTATGAAAGGCATTGGTAAAATATCTAATTCCACGCGATGTATCAAGTGATAATATACCAGTCTTAGCTTTTCTTGCGTTAACTTTCTTCTTTTTCTTAGTCGTTAGAAGTGAATTTTTCGCCATTGTATTCCTCCATGCCCTGAATAAGGCTCATGATGTCTGCAATATCAAGATTGTCTACAGACTCGTTTGCTACTGTCTCTACCCATTCCCGTTGGAATGTAGATATAGGTATTTCTTTTCGTGTATTAAAATCAACAATCTTTGCCATATTTAACTCTTTCACTTTAGCTTACATACATAGTAACACGCATGCACTAAATGTCAACCATTAACCGCTAAATATTTCTGATATGACTGAAGCGGTACCATATAAATTTCCAAAAGACCGTGCAGAAGATGCAAGAATAGAGCATCAGCGGCAGATGGACCGCGAATACGACGAAAAATTTAGTGAAAATCAAGATAATGAAAAACAAGTTGCAATACAGCAAGCTAAGGATCAAGCTAAAAAATTTAAAGAAAAAATGTTAAGGGCTCAACAAGCTAAGACAAACGCTCTTTTAATTGAAGTAGGGCGCAACGGAATATTAATATTTATTTTGTATGTTGTTTCAGACGCATTGTTAAGATATATAATATTTCATTTACTATAGAAAATTACTTTAACGAGATCACATGCACCTCTATCCAGAAATGTAATGTTATAAGACCCACAACGAAGAGTGCTTGAAAAAGTAGCAGATGCCAGTATTTTATCATCTAGCTGTATTTATTTACAAACTAGATCCCATATAAATACTATAACTAAGTTAAGGATTCTAAATATGCCTAGAATATCCATGTGGAAAGAGGGAGCTCATTCCAATGATTTTAAGTTCTTTGATCGTGCAATTAAAGAACAATTCACTGTGGGCGGCACAGGAATATTTATTCACAAATATCTAGGTATTATGAATCAAGGTCCAAGTGACGACCTTAGCCAGCCTCAAGCGGCAGAAGATGATCCGCTTGCTATACAGGATTTTTTATTCTTAGAAAATAGAGATAGAAAGTACGACCAAGACGTATATAACATGCGTGGTATATACAATGTTGCTGATACTGATTTTGATTTAAGTCAATTTGGTTTGTTTTTGCAGAACGATACACTGTTTATTACATTTCATCTTGCTGACATGGCTAGCATACTAGGCCGAAGTTTAATGAGCGGTGATGTTTTAGAATTACCACACTTAAAGGATTATAACAGTTTAGACACAAGTCTTGAAGTTGCTCTTAAACGCTATTATGTTGTACAAGAAGGAACAAGACCCACTGAGGGATATAGCCCGTCGTGGTGGCCTCATCTATGGCGTGTTAAATGTACTCCACTAGTAGATGCTCAGGAATACCAGGATATACTTAATAAAATACAGATTGACGAGAACACTGGGGAAAGCACAGGCAGTACACTTAGAGATCTTCTTAGCACTTATTCTAAAGAGCTAGAGATTACTGATAAGGTAGTAAAGCAGGCAGAAGTAGAAGTTCCTAAGAGCGGTTACGACACTAGTAAGTTTTATGTGGTTCCAGCAGATTCAACTGGCAAGCCCATGGACCCACTGGGTTACACTGCTGATGGTACTAATCAGACATCTGATAGTACTTTAATAACTGCTGATAGTACTCGCATAAGTCCAGAAAACTCTCTTGCATACAGCGGATACCTAGTTGGTGACGGGCTTGCTCCTAACGGTGAAAAAGTATCAATGGGTACTAGTTTCCCAGTTGACGCAGTTGAAGGGGATTATGTT